AGCAGAATTAAATACATTAACTTTTGATCAATTAATAAACACACCACCTGAACCATTATCCTATGTGGCATATCCTATTTTGACTAAGCAGGGTATATGTTTCCTATATGCTGCAACAGGGCTTGGTAAAACGCTTTTTGCTTTAAACCTATCTTATGCTATAGCCCAAGGTGGATCGTTTCTTAAATACAAATGTCCGCAGCCTAGAAAGGTATTATACGTCGATGGTGAAATGTCTTATCAAGATATCTATTCTAGATTAATGACGATTTCTAAGAACCATGGTGCATTGCACGACCAAGAAAATTTCACGATTCTTACCCCTGATAAAGTTTACCCTTTTCGCATACCCAAAATAGACGAAGAAGAAGGTCAAAAAAAATACATAGAATTAATTAAAAGAGATAATTACGAAGTTATTGTATTTGATAACATATCAATGTTAACTAGTATTGACGAAAATAGTGCGGAAGAGTGGTACAAGATACAAAACTTTCTACTTGAACTCAGAGCCATGGGCAAGACTTTGATCATGATTCATCATTCCGGAAAAACCAAAGATAGTTATCGTGGCACTTCTCGAATGTTGGATTGCGCTAATACGGCACTATTATTGCAGCATATACAAGATGATTCTCTTGATTCAGATGAATCAAGCACCAATACAGAAAATATTAACATCAAAAAATTCAAAGTTGTTTATGAAAAACACAGATCATTCGGTGGGTATGATGCACAAGAATATGAAGTTATTCTGAATAAAGACATTTGGTCTTATCGTTCTATTCAGGAAACGATCGATGAAAGAATCATTAGCATGGTTAATGCTGGAATGAAACAAAGAGAAATTTCCACTGAAATTGGATTTTCTCAACCAAAAGTCAACAGATTGATCAAAAAATTAAAAAGGGTAGGAAGAATCAAGGACTGATTTCATATATTACGTTTAAATTGGAAAATAATTACACAATTTAGATGTTATTCACAATATTCACAATATTCACAATATTCACAATATTCACAATTCAGACAACGCTATTAGGTTTTGTTGTTTTATTAATGATTAATGATTCAATATTATTTTTTGTACAGTTTCATCCCGCTTCATACATCTTGATTCACGTAATTAAGCTAATACTGTCTATTTTATGAGCTTTATTAACCCCTGAATCAACTTTTCCCCGTGCAAAAGAAAAGTGAATCAAGCACCTCTCAAACCCTTATTCTATATGGATTAGACCTTGATTCACACAGTGAATCAAGCCTGATTCAGTGAATCATAAGGAATAAAAATTTGATTCACTGATTCACTCTTGATTCACTGTGTGAATCAAGCTCAAACCCTTATAGTATATAGGTTATATATATATATGATTCATTATTTTTTGGGTACGCGCGCGATTATATAAGGAAAAATATTAGATGGTTACATGGAAAGAACAATATAGCGTTTTATGGAAATTAATTAAGCAAATTTCTGATTCACATGGAAAAGATGACCCTATTTGGCTCGATGAGTACTTCAAATTGCTGGTTAAAGAACATACACGCGATCTTGACGTACCCATAGCAGCGTGTAAGAGTGTCATCGATATACACGGATAGTTAGACAAAAGGGCAAAGATGCCAAGGATAAGATCAACAAGTAAGTCTAAAAAACATACAGTTAAAGACATACCCACAGAGTACCAAGAATGCAAAACTTTCTACCAATATACACAATCGTTTCTAAGGCTCGGTAAAACGATTATACACAACGCAAATGAAGGCCGTAGGGATGCATGGTATGGAGAGGCTTTGTCGCGTATAGGGCTTACACGGGGCGTATGTGACTATACGTACATAGTACCCAACAAAAAGTACCATAGCCTATGGTTAGAGATGAAGCGTAGGGACGGATACCACAAACCAAAACATAAAGACCAGGATGAGTTTATAGCAGTGCTTAGAGCGCATGGTCATTATGCTGCCTACGCGTATGGCTGGGAAGATGCTGTTAGGATACTACAAGCGTATATGGCTGATGAGCTGTAGTGTGTTGTCACTGTACAACGGCCATGCTAATCTATTCCTGCATATCACATTGTATGTTTCATTGTAATTGCACTCCTGATGGTTATAACCGACGCCGTGACCTTACACGCGGCGTTGTGTTATGGTGTAGTAGTACTGCACTTGTAGTACACGCTGTATAGCTACGACGTTACACTAGGACATGGAGACAATGGACATGACACCAGACAACCGTAAGAAGCTCAGAGACTTAATTGTAGGCTCTGAGACGTACAAACAATTCCCCTATACTGACACCACAGGCCATTTAACTATAGGCATAGGACGCAACCTAGACGACCGAGGAGTATCCCTGAATGAAGCGCTGGAGATGTTGGATAATGACATTACGTATTTTGCCAATCGTCTTAATCATAACCTGGATTTTTTCACTCAGTTATCTGATGTCAGGCGGATGGTGCTCATTAGTATGTGCTTTAACCTTGGTGTTGTTGGTCTGCTTAATTTTAAGAAAATGCTTGCAGCCCTGGCTAGCGGAGATTATGAAACTGCTGCTAACGAAATAGTGGACAGTAAAGCACACAATCAGACTGGCGAAAGATATGATAGGTTGGCGGATATGATGCGCACGGATGAATATGTTAATGGTCACTAACAGTATAACACATATTTTTTGTTGTAGTAAGGATTATTGGAATAAATAACATGGGTATTAGCAACTGGTTTGGTTTAGGGACAGAAATCGCAAAGCCAATAGAAGCAGTGGGTGGGTTATACACTACGGACAAAGCACGTATTGAAGTTGAGACTAAATATCAAGAAGTAGCGCAAAAGCCACAAATGGCATTATTAGAGGTAGATCGTATTTTGTCTATGTCTAGTAATTTCTTTAAATCTGGGTATATTCCCATGGCTGGATGGACAGCAGGGTTTTTATTGCTGTGTTTCTACTTTCCACAAATCATAATCTCAACATATATTTGGGCGGGAGCATCATTTGCTGCAAATAAAGTACTTCCATTTCCCATGAAACCTGATGACATATTACATTTAGTCTATGTCATGTGTGCAGGTGGAGTACATTCTTTATTCGCTAACAGGAAATGATGGATTTGATTGTGATATTTTCATCTGCTCACGGTAAAGCATATCCAGTGCGCGGCTAACTATACGACTATTGCCCTCGCCATATCTATTTTTCAGCCACTCTATCTGGGTAAGCATCTCTTTGGTCAAGCATATAGAGGTTGTTCTTATTGTTTCTGCCATGCGTGGTTCTTCCTTATTTTATCTTAAATTAAGTGCAACATTTTACCCATAATATACGCAAAAAAAGAACCTGATATTAAAAACATTACCTGGTATATTCTCTTTTCTAACGCATTAAACCTATCATGTACCCGATCAAATTTCTGTTCTGCTCGATCAAATCTTGCGTCTATTTTACTTTCAACTTTGTTGAATCTCTCATCTACTTTGTTAAATCTTTCATCAATCTTATTAAACCTATCTACATTCTCTCGCTTAAAATCCCTTATATCATCACGTATTTCTTTTAGTGTGATGTCTATTGTTTGTATGGATTTTTCTAGTATTGACACTCTCAATTCATTGTTTTCTTGTTTATGTGCTTTCATAGTTATTATGATTCCCTCCTCTAATCAAGTAAATATTTTAGTTAATATCATCGCACCAAAAAGAGTAACTAAAATACCAATTGTAGCCACAAAATGATTAAAGTTTTCTTTTCTCAAAGCCTTAAATTCTGCGTCTATACTTTTGAATGTTTCTTCAAATCTCGCGTGACTTCCTTCTAGCATCCTGATTTTAACTTCATGCTGAATATAGCTTTCTTGTTCTGGTGTAAATAAATTCATCTTCATTTCCTCGTTATTGTGAACCTACGTTGTTATACTAACAATACATTTCTATTGTGTCAATAGTTTCTTGCTATATAGCTTATAAATGTTGCATTCTGATCTGTGATAAAATACAATACATTTATTACACAATTGATTAATAAAGGAATATTTCTTGTGTCAGAGCCTAAGAAATCTACGTCTAAGAGACCTACAACTGAAAATACTAATCCTGTTGGCAGACCGACGAATTATAGTCCCGAAATTTGCGAGAGAGCAGAGTTATTATTACGCGAGGGACTGTCCATAGAAGAGTTAGGTTTAGAGCTTAATACAGGCTACACAACTCTCTACACATGGATGAATACTCATCCAGATTTTCGGCAGGCCATTGAAAGAGGACGCGAATTTTCCAAGGGGTGGTGGATAAAAAAAGGTAGGACTGGATTACATGATAAAACTTTAAATAGTCAATTATACCAGTTAAATATGCGCAATCGTTTTGACTGGGATAAAAAAGACGATCCAAGCGCCGATCAAGATCAAAAATCACTCATGCAGAAATTAATAGATAAATTATAGCATTTCCTACGATTGCAGTTTCAAATGTAGTCTCCCCCCATAATCAATATATACACTATTATTATTGTGTATGCATACGTTTGTTGTTATTATTCGGTGATTATATAGTTATAGATAGTGTATGAGGGGGTATTAATGCCGTGTAAATTTGATCCACCATCCGTAACAGAAAATGAATGGTTGGAACATATGTTATGTCAAGCCTGTAGACATTTAACTAAAGAACAAATGATGAGTATTAAAGGTTTAGATATTTATTACGGATTACTAGATTGGTATATAAATCATTTAATGTTTGATGCTAGTTATTATCATCCTAAATCTGAGCATAATGCTCACACGGCACATAATAAACCGCCTAGCATGATTGTTATATCCGAACAAGAAAGAATTTTATATAACGAAAGACAATTACAACGTTGTTATCATGAAGCTAAACGTCTTGGATTAAAATTAATAATTAATGAAGAATGTACTAGGATTGAGTTGGGACAATAAGAATGACAGATGAAATAATAGACATAAAAAATGCACTCATAAAAAGACTAACTTATAAAGAAATATGCGATGAATGGCACATATTTAGTGAAGCTTTTTCGTATGACTGTATAACATTTACTGTAAGTGAAGTAACTCACTGGATGCCTCTCCCCACCCCACCTGAGGAAGAAATAGGAATTCGAGAAATCAAAGTAAAATATTGCATTCACGGTATGCTGGGAAGTTGCAGTAGATGTGATGAGAAAGGAAAAGATAAAATTACAGATTGTGAGTGCAATTACCTAGCGCGCCGTAAAGCTTCGCCATTTATGGCGAGTGAGGATGTCAAATGTATTCTGTCCAGAAAAGGAAAGTGAATGATGAGTAATTATATACCAAATTTTACACAAGAACAAAAAGACTTCATTTGCTATAAAATTGGTGAATGGTATTTATCTGTAAAAGATAGATTAGTTAATTATCAAGATAAGACCCATAGACTTGGTTCTGCGAAGGAATTATTAAAAGCCATGGTTTGCGATGATGAGATTGAATATTGTTTATCTATAATTCAGGGATTGAAGGAAAGTGAATGATGAGTGAATTGGAACCTCGCCATAAGTGGCTTCAAAAACGAATAGATGAATGTCTTGATGAGATACATAAATCAAGAAAAGAAGAAGATTTCTATAGATATCAAGAAAATTTGAAAGACTTAATTGAAGAACTTCAGTATGTTTCAAACGAATGGATGAAATATTATCCAGGTTGATAATGATTGTTATGCGAAAGTATCAATTAGTTTAATTGAAAGTTGGATATGTGAAGGTATGAAATGCAAGGAATGTAAAAAGGAAATACCTGAAAAATTAAAATATCTCGCATATTATTGCAACGGTGAACCTGTTTACTGGAAATTATGTGATGAATGTATAAAAAAGGAATGGCTTGAATATAAAATTAATTATGAATTAACTACTGTAGAAGACTTGGCTAATAAATATAATGCTAAAATAATTGTCAGAAAGTTTTAGAAGGAAAGTGAGTGATGAGTGAGATTGATATCCAAAAATTAATAGATATGAATTATAGAGTGCTTACTTTATTAGGAGTGGTCACTTCATTGCTTCTAGAGTGTAAAATTAATATGCCTAAATCTGAGCAATATAAATTCAATTGGTTTGTAGACGCATTAAATGATGTTGTATACAACGGTAAACCAATACCGAAATTTCCAGAGAAGCAATAATGATTGTTATCGATAAGGTATTAAGATATTCTTAATAGCTAAAATTTGAACAAAATAACGTAATATAACGTAATATGTATTACAGTATTTAATTAAAGATTGGAGAAATAAATGAAAGAAAATCGTTATGTAATAGTCAGAACTTATTCAGCTGGGGTATTTGCAGGAAATTTAGAATCAAGAAATGGAAAAGAAGTAGTTCTATTAAATGCACGCCGTATTTGGTATTGGTCGGGCGCGGCATCACTATCCCAATTAGCGATGGAAGGTACAAAAAAACCAAATGCCTGTAAGTTTCCATGCGAAGTTAATCGTGTTGAGTTACTAGAAGCAATTGAGATTTTAGATGTTACGGAAGATGCGGAAAAATCAATAAAAGGCGTCCCCGTATGGAAAGAATAAATATAGATTATAGCTCTGGCTATGGCGATGGCTATGGCTATGGCTCTGGCTATGGCTCTGGCTCTGGCTATGGCGATGGCGATGGCGATGGCTCTGGCCATGGCTATAGCTATAGCTCTGGCTCTGGCTATGGCGATGGCGATGGCGATGGC